TTGAAATGCACTATGCAAATGGTCTTTTTCATTCGCTTTCGTTTTCGTTATCATTTGGTTCTGGTGTAGGCTCTGGGTCGGGTGTCGGCTCCGGCGTTGGTGTCGGAGTCGGTTCTGGTTCCGGCGTAGGCTCCACGATGTTCACCTGCTGGTTTGCCAACTCAATGGCCGTGATCTGAATCTTGTTGGTCTGATAGTCCTCGTTGCACGACTGAATCTGATACCACTTGCCGTTGTACTTCACAAGGCACCAGCGGTCAATACGGGCATCGTAGGCCAGTCGAAACATAACCGTGTCGTAGGCATCAAACGCTCCCTCGCGCAGCGACTTTGTGCCTTTGTTGAAGTCCTCTGCTGCCCAGAGCGGCCCGAAGACCTCGTACTTCGGACTGCCGTTCTTTCCGAAAGACTCCTGCTGGTCGGCGACGCGCTTTGCGATATAAACCAGCTTGTTCATCATGCCTGCACTATATCCTACGTCCATCGCCTACTCCTCCTTTTTCTTGGTTGCTAAAATGGCATAGGGTTTCCAGAACATATCAAGCGTGTACGGGATGGCAGACAGCGACACGTTGGATGTCGGGCCACGGTGCTCATAGAGATGGTTGGCCAGCATTAGCCCTGCCACATACAGATCGTTAGGCACTTCCCCGTAATCCTCAATCAGATTTTCGTATGTCCGCTCACAGGCATTCAGAAGAGCCTGCTCAGCCGCTGCACCGTATCGCGTCAGCAAGCCGTCCTCAAGGGTGTTGTCCGGCATGATGCGGCACTGCGCCTTGATGTCGTTCAAATCCAGCCATTTCAGTGTTATGCTCATTTCAATTCAATTTTTACGTTCTAATCATCGCGCGAAACAGCGTCATGGGTTTACCGCTTACCGACGGGCATAAAAAAAGGCCCGCATCGCTGCGAGCCTTTTTTAAATGCACGGTATTAATGATTATCCCACGATAATCTCACTGATCTTCACCTGCTGATCAATAGTCCACTTGTTTTCCGATGCAAGTTTACTAAACACTTCCTCTGTCAACCCGTCGAACTCCAGTTCAATATCCTGGCCTGTGAACTCCTTCATGGCATTGTTCACCATGTTGTTATACGGAGTCATCACGTCAACTATGAACTGGTTATACTCAGCGGCACCGATTGGCAATGTAGTTGCGTCAAGATTCGGCAATCGGATCATGCGCTCATAACTCTGCACCTTTTCCAACTGCTTGTCGAAGCCGTCAATGGTTGGCTTGAACTTCTCAGAAGCATCTTTCAGTTCCTCTTCGTACTTCACAAATGTAGGTCTCAGTTTCCGGCCTATTTTCCAAACCTTGATCCTGTCGCCATCATCCATTTTAGTTGTCGTTGCCTGTGAAAGTACGCGATACACGGCGATCACATTATCAGTCTTAGTTGTAATCTTCATAGTTCCGTCCTCCTTCTGTTACTCCTCCGAATTAGCGTTCTGGCCTGTGATGTAAGCCTCTATCTCGTCGATTGCATCCCATACGAGGTTTGCGTCACGTCGTGTCATTTCTGAGATTGAATACTTGACCTCGCCGTCGCGCATATAGCCGTTAAAATCACCGAAATACTCACCTTGCTCGCCATTCTCGACGTGGTAGCAAGAGCCAGAGAGGTTCTTCAGTGTGTTCGTCGTTGCATCCATGTTGTAATTTCCTACTACAATCACGGTAGCGTTACTGTAAGTGTACTGGTTGTTCAAGTTAGAACTCGTAATGTTAAATGTTCCCATAATTTAAAATTTTAAAATGTTAATACTATGTTGTCTGTAATGAATTTGCTGGTGGCATGATAAGTGCTATCTTCCTGACAAGACCATATCCGCCGCTCATATACACCATTACATACCACTGATGGTTGATGTCGAGTTGCAATATAGGGTATTCTTTGTTTGCGCCCCATTCAATCGCAGTATAACGTGTATTTGTTGGCACTGTTATGGTCTTGGAAATATTACGATTCACGTCATTAGGTGGTGTGCCGTCCCATGTGTCGTCAACCACATATACAGTAAGGGTAAAAGAGTTTGTGTTGTTATACCAATCTGGGTCAACAGTCTTATCTATATACAGTCTGCTTGCCCACGAGCAAAGAGTACTCCCAGACAAAGGCGGAAGAGCTTTGGAATTACTAAGCCAAGGATAGCCATATCTTTGGGCGCTTTCTATCCTTCTCGTCGTGAACTCCACGAAATCCGTGTATGGATATGTTATTATCCATATCGGGTAAGGCGTGCCAGACGATGGCTTGTTGGAATAGTTTGGCGTGGTCTGTGCCAGTTCGTTTTCGTCCGTCAACGCTGTGCTTGGAGAGAACAGTACAGGGATGGCATAATATGTCCCGCTGTACTTGAACTCAGCATGGTCTTGGGTCTCGCCTGTTGAAGAAGTCTCCCCCTCAAACAAACCTTTCCCCGTCCATGTGTGGCCGATATTCCATGCCATCACGTCGTAATCACCATTGCTGTCCTTCCTGTATATGGCAATGCCTTCGTATAGTGGTCTGCTGGTGATAATATCCTTAACCATCAGGAAGTCTCTGTTGTCAATGCCACTGTCATTGTCGTCAGAACTTCTCCAATCCAGTTCCAACGTCCATAGAGAACCGTTGTAGCCGCTTGTGCCTACAATCTCGTCGCCAGCAGACATGCCCTGCACTGGTTTTGGCGCATTGTGGTTATAGCCCAAGAAGTTGTAGTAACTCTTGAGGTCGCCGTTCGCAACGGTTCCGTTGCCGTTTGGCTTCTTATATTCCCATCCGTTGAGGTTGCCGTCAACCTTATTATTAGCAAGACTGTTAAGCTCAGTATGGAAATCATTCTGACCCGTTCTTGCGATTACCAAACCTCCGCTATAATCAAGGCCGTACTTCCCGTCAGTACCCCTCCACCAAGGTGTGATAGAGTGGTTGACAAGGTAGGTGTCTGTGCGCCAAGTATTATTGGTCATCTGATTGGTGATGTCAATGGGACAACCTTTCAATGGTTTGTACTTCGCCCACATATTGATGACAGACAGTCGGCACAGATTACCAATGCTCGTCTCTCCGCTTGACAATACAGTCTGAATGTCGCCTATGCCTACAGGTGCAGTTATCTTACCGTTTGAGTTTGCCATATCATGCTGCTTTAAGTTGTTTCAGTTCTTTCTTCAGTTCCTCGTTCTCAATCTCCAGTTGCCTGATTCTCTGCTCGTGGTCAACCACCTTGCGGGCCGTTATCACAGCAGCAGCAAGAGCCGTAGCAGGATAGTCCTGAGCAAGGTAGCCGTTCGGTGCATCCTTGACAGCGCAAGGAAATATAGTCTGCCAGTATTGCGCTGACGTTCCGAGCATCACGTCACTGCCGCCATCTTGCGTCTTGTAATTAAATATCGGTGCATCGGCTATCTGCTCGATGCTTGCGCCAGCGTTAGATACGATGGTCTTCAACCTCATATCAGAAGTGACAATCCAAGACTTGTCGATGTATGGAGAGGCTGTACCAACGGTAACCGTAAGATTCCTGTATGTGATGTCCGTACTGCCAGTTGAAAGGTAAAAGCCGCTATTGTAATACAGACGAAGCCTGTTTGTTGGGGATGAAGATGTCGATGAAGAAAGGTACAGTTCTTTCATAAAGGTAGCACCGTTCACCCTCAACTTGTATGAATTGCTTACAGTCGTACCGATAGCCGCACTTCCTGACGTTACCACGATGTTTCCGTTTTCAACCGTCATAGCACCAGTTACCGTCGCAGCACCTCCGACAGTCAGGTTGCCGCTATTGCCGACGGTCAGACCGCCTGCGTCAACGTACATCGTATAGGCTCTCAGCGTCTGTCCCGATGCGGAAGAATACACGAACTTAGACGTGTTGCCGTTCCACACAAACGTAGCACCATCGACCGTAGGATTGGATAATATATTAGTGTTGATGTTGTTCAACGGTGCGCACAGACTCAGGCCGCTTGCAGAAGAACCGATGCCGAAAGCACTGACTGCACCGGTGGCATACAAATTGGCAGCAGTTGAATTGTCGCTCTGAATGACTTTAAGCGCCTTGTTAGTGTTGTCCCATACAATCCTTGCACCACCAATTTGTATGTAAGCACCGTCGCTGTCATTAGTTCTGATGTTGCCTTTGACTGACAATTTCTCGGTGATAAAGTTGGTTTCGTCTGTTGAACCGATACCCACAAGACCGCTGGCAGTGATAATCATTCTCTCTGTCGTTCCGTTGGTGAAGAACTTCATTCCGCTTGCGCCAGCGTATATGGAAGTATAAGAATCAGACAGTGTTCTGATTCCATACCCTATAATCAGACGGTTACTACCATTGAGGCGGAAAACATCTTTATAATCCGTATCATCCTTGTCCCTGTAATAGATATACTTGTTGTTGCTGATATACACATTGCCTTGGAGCTTCGTGGTTCCAGCGACTGTCAATGTCGATGAAAGCGTAGTTGCTCCTGACACGCTAAGGGCTGATGAAAGTGTAGCCGCACCTGTGACTTCAAATGTACCTCCAATGGTTGAGTTGCCAGTGACATTAAATGTTCCGTCAACGTGGAGTTTGGAAGTGGGCGAATCCACACCGATACCTACATTTCCACTTGGCAATATAGATATCCAAGTACCAGTGTAGGACGTTCCGATATACATTCTCGTCAAGGTGTCGCCAGAACCGTAAAACCCGTAAGCACCTAAATTTGAAGAACCGTCTTTGGTTTTTGCGTTATATGAGCATGCCCACGTAGAAGTGGATGCGGCAATACTAACTGAACCGCCTTTTGTTATTGACAGTTGCCTATTTCCAGCACCTTTACTCAGTGTAATATCTCCGACATTCGTCATGTCACCGCTTACCGCACCATTAGATAACGACGCACCCCACCAAGTAAAACCGTTGACATCTGTCTTGGAATACACATTAGCACTCAGGGCATAAGAAGAAAGTGCCGTGTCTAATGCTGTCGTAGGCACATAGTCGCTCGGTGTGAAGTTGCCTGAATGCCAGAGTGTTCTGTTCGTACCGCCAGTGGTGCGGAAGGCAGGTGTATTAATATCCGAGAATCCGAGATAGCCCAACAAAGTGCCAGCGTTGTCTGACACATTGCCTTTGAACGTAACGAATGAGTTCGCATTACTGGCACGGTCAACAACAAAACCGCTTAGAGTTGACAACGACAACTTGCCTCCAGTGAGTGGCAGGTAACTACCGCCGCCGATATCGCTTAGTTTAGCAGTTCCGCCGCCAGCAAGAAGTACATAATCGTTGCTCGAATCGCTCTTCACGAAACCGCCGCCATTAACTTCGACATTGCCAGTGACAGTAGCAGAACCGCTTACCGTCAGGTTGCCGCTGTTGCCAATCTCCAAGCCACCGCTGCCGACATACAATTTCTGTCCGTTTGCATTGGAATACACGAACTTAGACGTGTTGCCGTTCCACACGAACGTAGCACCATTGACCGCGGGATTTTGGTTGATGTTGTTATTGATGTTGTTCAACGGTTCGCACAACGACACCGTACCGCCGCCAGACGTGCCAAGGCCAAATGCGCTTAGATATTGTTCCGTCCACAGGCCGAACATCGCCTTGATGGAAGAAATCAGCGAGGTGTCGCCATTGTTCGGCACCACTTCAGTCGTATTATCCGACTGATAAGCCTTGAAGAGCGAGCGGAAGAAGGAAATCGTCAGGAACCTGCCGTCGGCATCAGCCTTGGAATATACGTTACTCGCCAGGGCGTAACCTGCATTGGCATGGTTTCCCCAGCCATAGGCCGTCACACCCTTCTCCACGTCGGCTGTCAATGGAAGGGAATAGCCAGTAGCGAAACTGAGGGCAAGAGTGCCAGAGGATGTGATCGGTGATCCTGTAACGGCAAAGCCAGTCGGTACGGACATTCCGACCGATGTCACGCTTCCATCTGTCAGAGCCCTGTAAGTCCACTTGCTGCCATTCCATACCAGTGTTCTGTTGGCAGTTGTCGGGTTGGCATTGTTCAGGTCTGTGTTGATTCTATTAAGAGGCTCATTCAGGGTCAGCGTACCACCGCCACCACCACCTTCCCCAAGGCCAAAGGCTGACACGAACGAGTCCGACCAGAAGCCATATTTAGCCTCTATGTCGGTGATGGTCGTATCTGGGTCGTTTGGCTCCACATCCACAGGATCGTCGTTCTCATCCGTACCGTGGATGCCGAACAAGCGAAGGAAGAACTCTTTGGAAAGGTAGTTCTCTTCCACGAACGCCTCAGTCGCGTAGCCTGCGAGCGATATGTCATTTCCGCCGCTGCCGCCGCTACCTGCGGAGCCAGAGGTGTCGATCATGCGCTGTATGCCGAGTCTTGATAATTGCTTCATAGTCGTTACATCTGCAAAAGGGTTAGTTTCATCGTGTCGTCGCGCCAGTTGTTCGAGAAGGCGATGGGATAGAGCGTCGTGCCGTCAAGAGTCACCTTATACTGAGGTGTGAGCGACTTCAGGGCGAACGTGCCGCCAGTGATGGGCACCGTCTCGTTGTAACGAAGATCAGGAGATACCATGCGCTTCGACTGTTGCCAGTAGTTCGATACGCGGTTGGCAAGGTGCTGCTCCGGGTGTTCATTAGTGCCGTTGTACGCAACTTTCTCCAGAAACGTACCGTCGGCATTCATCAGCAGGCCGTAGCCATACTTCATATTATTGTCGCTGGCATAGATACAGTCGGCATTCCATTCCATGCCTGTACCCGTATTGTTCGTGGCCTTGTATTCCTTCGATGTTACACGCTCCTCCTTCACCTCACGGCCACGGGTCTCTCCAAGTATTCGCGGAAGAACATATCCGTCCCTGGTATATGTGATTGTGAGGTCAGCGATTTCGAACCCTTCTGATGCCACTCCGTTAGAGATAAAATCACCAATATCCACAAACACATAGCCGTACAGATTGTTCATATCGCTGTCGGTGACTGGTATAGATGGGAAATAAAATACATGGGATAATAATGCGGGTGTTCCAACCATTGCAACACCATTGATATTACCTCCAACCACACCGCCATTACACCATTTCGCGGTTCCTTGCTGTGACCAACCGCTATCAATTAGAATGCCGCCAATATTGGGATCAAGATAAAACCAACGTGCAGATGCGCGATACATACCTATTCCGATACGCATTCTCAGTCGTGTACTCTCCACCCAACTTGTCACCCTGGCACCAGTATATATTGTGCCGCTGATCTTAAGACACCCGCCTGCAAAGGCCATCGCCTTTTTGGTCTGCAGGGAGAAGTATGGCTCAGAGTAGTTGGCAATATTCTTGAACACCATCATATCTGCGTCAACAGGTGCATCAGAGTCTTTGCTGGTATATATCTGCCGGCGTGAGAAATAGCATTGGTTGGAGTTCCTGGTGCCTGAGAGGATTGCCGTATCGAAACTGTTCAAATGGCTATTAGTTTCGAAATAGCCCACCAAATCTTCACCCTGTTCCTGTACCCACGTCCATCCGTTCGTTTCCAAATCCTTCTCCACCGAAACGGGGAACACCTTCACCACGCGGTCGTTGGCATTCACATCGGCTTTCACGGTGGCCTTCGACGGCCCGCGCTGCTGGAAGTCGTCATTGCTCGTGGAGGCGAAGATGTCGCCCGTGAGCGGGATCGTGGTGAATGCGCCGCCCGTTGTGCCTGCTGCCGATCCGCCTGCCATTGTTTCGAGTTGCTGGCGGGTCAGCGTCAGGAAGGAAGTCTCTGCCGTGTCGTCGGCACAGGTCAGATAGAGCGTGCGGCGGAATGTGCGGGCCGTCCATCCCCAGAACTGGCAGAAGTCCGACAACACCTGATCGAGCTTATAGCGGGCGGAGAACACGCCGTCTTCATCCTCAGTCACGAAGTTGTTCCAGTCTAACTTCTTCAGCAGCCATGCCTGCGCGTCACTGCCGCCCTGGATCACCACCGTCTCGATATTCAATGTGGGGATTGACCCCACAATATAGTTAAGCAGATAGGCGAAGTTCTGGATGGCGGACTGTTGGTAATCCACGTCGATGGCCCCGAGCACCGACAGAGGGCACTGCACTGGAAACTCCCTTTCCTGCGGGTTGCCATATAACACGCCACCGTAATTCTGTGCTTGCATAAAGCCGTGCCAGAGTGTTGTGCCGCCAGCATTTGTCAGCGTCACGGGTCGCGCGGTGTCGGTCATCGGCACGATGGTGCGCCAGTCCCAGGCGTGGCCGTTGGCATCGAGGCCGTCATCCACGATATGAATCGAACCGCTCTGCTTGCGCACGGGACAGAATGGGTCTGCGTCGCTATCTTCCTGGGTGGTAAACGGCTGCGCCCCACCCTTCAACTGGATGGGGTTGCTGCCGCTGTACGTCGAGTCATAGATATTGACGGTGTACTGCGTGTCGGCTCTGAGCGAATGGAATTTAATCTGCCAGTGGATTGCCATAACATTCTTTTCATATCGCGCCAATCCCGTGCGTGGGTTTACTTATGACGTGCTGAGTGCGTCGGTGCCTTTGAACTGAAGACTACATTTGGCAATCGCATTGATGGGAGTCTTCACGTTGGCATGGGTACAGATGGCACTGCCGCTTATAATGACCGTCGATCCGCTCATCACGGCGAGGGTGTAGGTCGTGCCGACCCGCAGCAGGTCTGTACTAACATCCGATGTCGCCATGACGATACGATCCACCGATACCGACCATTCCCTGCGTCCGGCTATAAACTTCTTCCACTGGTTCTGACTGGCCGATGCTATCTCAATCGTCTCGCAGCCGTTGTCGATGTCGGCATTCTTAGATGCGGCAATGGCCGTTCCTTCGAGTGCTATAATCAGTGTATTTCCTAATACTGCCATATCGATGTTTTTATTGGTTATTTAAAAAACACAAGTTGCCCGTAGCCCATTGTCTGTCCCGTGCGGTCGATGGATAGCAACAGGTCTTTACCGTCGAGGCGTGCCGTCAAGTGCATATTGCCCATACCTCCGCCTTTCAGAGCGTTCGCCACATTTGAGGTCTGGGCCTGGTTGAGCACGATTTCGCCGGCATTCAAACCGACAAGTTGGCTACCATCGACCAATCCCCCGATGTTGTCCCCGCTGTATGAGTTACCCTTGATCATACCGCCTTCGGCATAACCAGTGGCACCATGAATACTTGAGATGGTAGTCGCCATGCTCACCATTGCGGCTGCTGCTGTGGCGATGAAGTACCAGATGTTTGACTTGTTTGTTGTGTCCTTTGCCAGGCTCTCCGAATAGGCCATTGCGATGTTGGCGATAGCCATTGCCACAGTCGATGCGATTTGTGCAGCAGGGTCTTTAACTGCGGACATGGCGGTACCAACCAAACTAATGGCTGTTGCCGCGTTCTTCCACGAGTTCTGCACCTTCTGTCCACCATCCACCATATCATTTATCCATTGATTAGCTGCGGCAATGGCTTCAGGCGACAGTCCTGTACCTACGTCGAAGTTGCTCATAATATTGCCGAGGCCAGATGTCTGCGCTGTGTTCTTACCTCTTGCAACATCCACCTGCTTTGCTGCCTGTTCACTGTCAAAGGCTATTTTTTTGTTTTTCCCCGTAATTGTATCGAGACGGAGTTGTGCTTCCGCGAGTTGTGCGGCATACTGATCCCTGACGGCAGCACCGCAATCCTTCCAAAGTTTGGTGAGATCGCTCACCTCCTTTTCCATCGCTGTGATACTATCAGCGGCATAGGTGATTTCTGTTGATACTCCTCCATTTCTGCCCCCACCGCCACCTGATCCTCCGCCACCTTTAAGGTAACGGGCATCACCAAGCATGGTACTGGCAGCACCACCACGAGCCGAGAAAGCAGCATTTAGTAACGGTGCATATTCCTTTCTCCATTCGTCCGTGAAGAGATCGAGCAAACGCTGATTGATGTTTCTTGTATCGATTTTACTTACTGAGCCCTCATCATAAGAACCTCCTGCCTCGTAGTTCATTTGTACTGAACCACTCGCACCGCGCCGCATTGCCATATAACTGGCATCGCTGCTGAATGTGCGCATCAGAAAATCATAGTCACGCTTTCCAAGTTTAATGCCTGCTTCCTGTAGTTTCTTATCCACCTGAGCCTTGAAAGCATTCATATTCAACTGCGATTCGGTCTTGAACGCTTGCGTCAACATACCTTCAAGTTGACGAAGCTCTGATTGTGCAGCCTGACCTTTTTCACTGCTTGCACCCTCACGGCGAATGATAGCCTTCAACTCGGTGGCACGGGCTTGCAATCGAGTGCGCTCAGGATTGATGATGGTCATTCGAGTATTAAGCTCGTCAAGTGCATTGTATGCCTCTTGTGCCTTTTTGATGATTTCATTTATGTGCCCAATAAATCCGGAGAAATCACCATTATTGAGTGATTGCAAAAAACCTTGATAAACACTTTCGGCACTTGCGACAGTGCGACCCCACTCATCGACATTTGATTCCGATGCAAAGAAGGCATCCTTCGCCACGTCGAGAGCAGCTTTGGCTGCGGTCACGCCAGCGTTGAACAGTTTCAGCGCGTCAATGTTGATCGTAAATTTGTCTTTGAGGGTATTCAGGAATCCTCCAGTATCGTTGATGCTGCCACTAATGGTCTTCAGTTCGTTGTTGCCTTCCTGAATGCGGCCTTTCAGTGTTTCGAGTGACTGAGCCAACGCTTTTCCAAACGGTGAGTTCTTTTCTTCGTCGGTCAGTTTGTTGTATTGCACGCTCAGATCGGTGAAGGCTTTGGTCATTTCGCTGATACTGCCCTTGGCCGACTTCGAGACTGTTTCCATCTTGCCGAGTTCCCTCACGAAATCTTCCACGCCATCATCCAACTGCGTGAGTGTACCGCCAGCCTTGCGGCAACCGTCGGCATATCGCTGCAACCCTTCGGCTGCACGCTTTAGTTTGTTGTCGTATTCTTGCGATTCGACTTTGAGCCTAAGAATGCTATCTGCCATAAACTATAAAACCCGATTAGTGGGCATTCACTAATCGGGTTAAATGTGTGTTGGGGTTTACTTATCCCTCCAGTTCGGGCTGGGTGTCGCCACCTTCGCCGCCTTCGCCGTTGCCGGGTGTCTCAGGCTCCTGCTCTGTTTCCTCCTTGTCATCGTCCTTGGCGGTAGCCCATCCGAGCTGTGCGCCTGCGATGGCTTCGGCTATCTCCTGTGACGGGCGATAGTTGCAGTGGGGTGTGAGGTCGGTCAGCGCAAGGTCTTCCTCTTTCTCCACCCACTTACCTGATACCGATGGATAGAGTTTGCCGAGAGGCCCGAGGTCGATAATCTTGCCGTTCTTCAACTGTCGGGCAGCTGCTTTGAGCATCAGTCCGGCACAGGCCACGATTTCCTCCTGTGCATAGGTGGTGTTCATGCCTGCAATCTCGCAGATGTCGTCAAACGACTCAGTGCCGTTGGTGAGTACACGGGCCACGAAACCAGGCTGTTTGGTTTTCGGGTGCTTGAAGGGAATCTTCTTGCACTTCAATGTCAGTTTTGCCATATCGTTAAAATTTAGGGGTTAAAAATTTCAAGCGGTTGAATTTCCGATTTTAAGCGGTTGAATTGCGAAAGTCAAGCGGTTGACTTCTTGTTCAGCATCGCTTCGAGTTCGGTGTCTATCAGTGTGGCGAGGTTGTCGGCTGCTTGTGCCAGGGCTCGCTCACCAGCACCACGGAAGAAGTTGCGGGCTGAGATGTTGCCACGATTACCAGTGTTCGGGTGCTTGTTCCATTTATCCACCTTGCGACGGTCGTTTGGTGTGAACTCGATATTTCTTGCACCCGGTGTGCCATCATTAATCCAACGAAGGATGAAACCTCTGTCAAGTGGCGCATAACCCATGATTTGACGTGTGCGCCCTGATCGTGTGCGACGGTTGCCACCTCTGCCACTCACTCCTTTTCGTGGCGGTTCGTAGCTGTTCTGTCCGTGAGCCTTGCGAGAACTGAATATATTGATGTTTGCACCAAGTATCTTTTTATAGACCGACGTGCGCACGGCCTGCGCTGCTCCTCGCGGGTCGTTCTTCATCTTGTTGCTGGCGGCACTTGACACCTTCGCCCTCGCCTCCATGATAACCTTGCGGATGAGTTTCTGCAAGGCTTTCTGAGTCTTGGGTTTGGTGGAGAGAGCTGCTTCGAGCACTCGCTGCTGCTCCAGGATGACCGCATCGTTTACTTCAAGTCCTATCATACATAATGCGTGGATTATTAGGTTTAAGGTTTACCAAAGAGCAAAAAAAAGCGGCCTCGCGGTCGCTCTTGAATCTAATAATAGGGAATGTTCCTATTATATGCTAATATACCCAAAGCAATTCTTGTGCATCAAGTATTTTATTTGTAAAATCTCTGATTGTGTTTTCCATATCACGCTCTATCATACGTGGAGTTATACCATCATTGTCCATCATTACTCGCGGTGCTTTTGTAGTTCCACTTTTCATGGTCACTCGCACGGTATAAACCTTCCTCCATTGCCCGCAATATTTCTGTAATGCTCTTAATGAATCATTTATTACATTACTAAATCTCCATGAGTATTCCACATCCGTAGCATCATGTGACAAACTATCTATAATGGCTTTGAATTTTTCTTTTGATAGGGTTCCTTCCTGAAATTCTACACTCGACTTAGCAAGCATTGTACTTCCGAATATTAGACCAATATCGCTCAGCAATGAATCTTCTTCGATAACTTCTACACTCGCAATATCTTCTCGTAGTCCTGGTACCTGTTCCTTTACATACTGACAGGCATTATCCCCACCTCGTCCGTACTTATTACTCATTTGGTCGCATGACACAGCCATCGCCACCATAGCTGTTAAAATAATAATTCTTCTTTTCATAATTTATTCGTTTTAGATGTTCTCGGTGCAAAGATAAGAAAATAATTCTATACTACAAGAATTTCCAAATAAATCCTGCTCTGCATGGATGTGCACCACGGCACCAATCAGAAATACTTGGGCGAGGGAATCCTGTCTTTTCGGATGCTTCTTTGCCGTTTTTATACGTTGCTATTAAATTACCATTCTTATCATATTGAGCAATGCCCTTCCATAGTTTACTTGACGACCTTGCTATGCCTGTTCCATAGTTGCTATTGTATTTGTACGTACACCATTCGAGGTTTGATGCTTGGCAGTTTTCTGGATTTTCATCCCTATGATTAACAACCAGTCCTGGCTTATATCCATCGCAAAAATGCAATGCGACTAAACGGTGCAAAGAATGATAATACATTTTAGCATCCTTACACAATGTAACGATAAGATAACCCCTTTTAGTCTTATTTGTGCTTAATATTCTTTCAGGTATTGGCCTATCAGTTAAACCTCCAACCTTGTTCCTGTGAGTTACCATCCTTGCCAATGACTTCACTCGTCCGAGGTTGCTCACCTGGTAGCGACCCTCGAAGCCCCTGACGTCTTTCCAAATCTCTTTCATAGTCGGTTACATTTGGGTGTCGTACTCAAAGAATGTCTCACGTACAAGTTTGATGGCAGGGTCATCGTAGTGCTTGTCGCCAATAGTCCACATCAGCTGCCGTGTGCCTTCGATGAATCGCGACAACTCTTCAAGGGTGCTGTGCATCTTCTTTGCTCCGCACGGTAGGATCATGTTGTCGGTGTCTTCGGGGGCGAGTGCGCTGTTGTGGTCAATCAGTTGGAGGGCAAGCCCTGCGAATGTCTGCGCCACTACTCGCATGTTGTCCTTCAGCGACTCGTGTGTCACTTCTCCGTAAATGGGGATAAGCGGCTCTAATGCACGGGCGATGTCTTCGGCTTCACGCTTTACGAACTCGGCTAACAGCAGATGGGCAGCGTTGCGCTCCTTCATCTTTTTCTCAAATGATTTGTTACACATAATAGTTTGAACATTAAAAATTAAAATAGCAGCACTACGCGCTGTTCAGGCTCTATGTGTGCTAAGCCTTGGCGGTGTTTCCACTACGCCACGCGGTTGCTGCCAGTATTTCCTTACCTATTGGGCAAAAAAATAGCCGCTTGGTTAAGCGACATCTTCTGCCGCACACATATTTGAACGGTGCAAATATAAGGCGATTTCCTGAAAGTTGCAAGAAATCGCCCAAATTTTTAAGAGAGTTTAAGGATTCAAAAAAAGGCTCGCCGCTGCAAGCCTTCGATGGTTAATCAATCTAAAACAATCATTACTACTTATGAATAACTAAAAAACATAAACTTTAAGTTAAATGAAAAACGTACTATTACAATATATAACAAAAATAAATCACAAAGAGGCGTATTCTGTACGGGCATTGAAACATGGACACTGCTTCCCTGGGTCGAAGTCGTGGTGGCCATAGACCTTTGCATCGGGGTAGAGCCTATGCAAGTCTTCGATGATCTTCATCAAGGCGGCTTTCTGCGCCAGCGTCCGCGTGTCCTTGCGCGTCTGCTTCTCGTAGGGCACACCAGGCTTGTTCTCGCAGCCTCCGACGTATGCCACGCCAATAGAGTAGGTGTTGTGGCCTCCCTTCTGACAGTGGGCACCTATCAGATCGACATCACGCCCGTTTTCGATGTGGCCGTTGCGGTAGATGACATAATGGTAGCCAATGTCGCTCCAGCCCTGCCGCTTGTGGTCGGCACGAATCTGATCCACGGTGTAGTCGCGGCCCTCGGGGGTATCGGTGCAATGGATGATGATCTCGCGTATCGTGCGCTTCGACTTCTTCAGGCGGAAGACGGTGGGCAGCAGTAGGGCGATAGTCGCTGGGCCAACGATGCCGTCACTCACAAGGTGGTGCTTCCTTTGGAACTCCACCACAGCGTCGCGCGTGACAGTACCGTAGATGCCGTCACAGATCATCGGGTAGCCAGCCTTGCACAGAGCCTGCTGGAGCATCTTCACGCCCTCGCCACGAGAGCCAACTTTATAGATTGTCGTCATAAATCTTCGTTGATTGGTTCAATGTCTTCCGTGGCCGTTCCTGGTGGGACGGGACCGCGCTTTTTAGCTTTCGGTCGCTTCGGTCGCTCGATGACTGTCTCACCCGTCTCAATGTGCTGAAGGTCGTCTTCCAGTATCGAAGTGTCACAATCAAAGTGCCTCGCCGTCTTGTCGATGAGCACCTTGGCCAGCATCTTCCACACGCGGGCGTGCTTGTCGCCAGGCAGTCGGCAAGACGCTTTGTTCTCTGCGATACTCAGCAGTTGCTCTGCGCATACCACGCCAGCGGCTATATAACTGAGTGGCACGTCGATGTGAACGAATATCCACCGCTCTACGCAGTAGGCCAGGATAATGATGACAAACCGCTCGATGAGCGTGGGGATCACCTGTCGGAACTTATACGACATGAATTTCGCCTGCTCACGCTTCTTCTTGGGGTACATAATGTGAACGCGCTTGTCGAGTTCGTAGGCACTCCAAGCGTCGTACAAGACGAACAGCGTGGCGATGATGATCAGAGGGAATGCAGGCTCAAACTTTCCGACAACCCAGCCGATGACACCGCCAAACGTCAGCGACAAAACTTCTATCAGTCTCTCATTCATTTCTGAATCTCCCAGAAATACTTCTTGAACTGAGGCCATGCCGAATAAGCGAGGATGGCGATACCGACTGCGAATGGGTATTGATGGCACCACCAGCAATAGCCAAAACCGCCAATGGCTCCGAGCAGGCAACCTGCCAGCAGAACCAGATACATAATTTTTGTCAATGCTTCTTTCATAACTCTTGATATTATTTGTTACTTATCACGGGAATCACTTGCGAGGGTTTACCGCTCAGCAGGGCCGTCGTCGTGCGTGCCGCGAAGACTCAGCGTGTAGTATATCTTGCGCACACCGTTATCATTTCGCAGCGTGATCGTGGCCGTCCTGTCCTTACCGTCGGTCACGGCGGGGCACATCAGTACATACTGCGCTCCGGCCTCGAAGATACCCTCCGTCTTGCCGTCGATGGTGCTCACGTTAGCCCCCTCGATCTTGAATTTCACGGTCTGCGACACCTCAATCGACGGGTAGCGGTCTTTATTTGCCTCCTTCGTGCAACAGTGCCCCATCTGCTGCTCACCGGCATCGACATGACACGAGCCATAGCCGCCCAACACCCACGACAGACTGGTGTTCACCTTCTCCGTCGGCTCTGGTGACGGTGCGGGTGTCTCGCCACTGATAATCTTCTGATATTCCTGTTTGGCCTTATCCACCAACTTCGCCATGCCGATATTCTTGCACGCACGAACGATCGGCATGAACAGCATACCGCAGAGCATACCTATGGTGGTATCGCTCAGGTGATGGTAACGAGTGATGCAACGGCTCAAACGGAACCATCCCATAGCCATCATCAATGGACTGATCTTGTCTGGCATCACCTCCATCAGTGCCAGTGTCACACCGGCTATGTAGGCACTGTGGCCACTCGGGTATGAGTTGGCATAGAGCTGACTCTGGTAATAGGTTTCATAGTCGCCAATATGGTTTCCATGATCATCCACGTAGTCACCGCCCTGGTTATAGAATCCCGTGCGGTGGCCGTCACCATCCTCGATGGCGTAGTTCACAAGGGCTTTGTAGTCTGGTGGCATGATGGCCGACGGATCGTAACAGCCCTGTCCTGGGCGACGACGGCCATACTCTGCTGTCAGCAATGGCTTACGGCTATTTGAGCATGCCACACCAACGGTATAGACAAGGTTGGCGATGGCTCCATTGTCCGGAATCTCAATGCCGATGGTGTCTTGGCCGAATACTGGCGTGAAGGTCATCTCTCCGTACTTCGGGTCGGTGACGGTGCGATTCTTGCCGAAGAGGTGCTGCACCTTGCATTCCTTATTGGCAACGGCCTGGATGGTGCGCTGTCGGAACTCCTTGCGATTAGTGCCAAGGGAATAATTCTCAGCCACCTCAAACTCGACGGAAACGTCTTCAGACAGATCACCATTCGACAGAACATCACCTGCTGGCGTGCCGTTTGGTCGGTTCTTGTAGGCATCAAGGTACGGCCCCGGGGCGGGTGGCATAAACTTGGTTAAATCCAACCACAACTCACTAATATCGTTTTTGTACTCGATTGGCTTCGTGCCAAGTTCCTTGCGCATGGCATCCACCGCCTCCTGACTGTGGGTGGTGGTGACGATAATTGCGGCCATCATGCGAGCGTAACTTGGATCGGAGTAGAACATCCAACCATATAGAGGGTGTGTGCGGTTGTCGCATGTGTAGTTCATCGTCATCTCTGCCAACTGCTGCCGCTTCTCTGGCATCACCTCGGCGAGTACCATGTAAAACATCATGGCGCACATCTGCTCCAGCACTAAAGAGTTGACGTTAGAGCCTTCCGTTGGTGTGATCTGCGGGAAGTTTTCAGGGATATAGATGCGTTCGCCGTAGCCGCCTCCCGATGTCGCCTGGGTATAGCACTCAGCCCATGTACCGAGCAGCACGCCGTAGGTCGTGGTGGTCTTTTCGAGGTCGATCACATCCCTGAGATACGCTACCATTCCGTCGAAGATACCACGGAAGCGGTCATCGTCATGTGGCGACACATCGGGAATGTCCTGCGCCAACTCCCACTTGTCCTCCTCCGTGAACGGCAGATAGAGTGGCGGCTGGCCTTCGAGCAGATAGCCGTTCGGCTTCACGTCCTGGATGGTGTAAGTGTCAGTACCGTTGGTTATCCTGTCGCCGACAACAAACTTCGGCGCATATTCCTCGTGCGGCTCCTGCGACACATGGGGACTGGCTCCATCTGTGCTATCCGACGAATCATCGTCGGATAGCACAGTGGTGCCTGTCCCCTGTGTGTCTCTCTGTGTTTCGTCATCACTTTCACTCGGATTATTATCCTCTCCTTGGTCTGATGACTTCATCAGCACCCAAAACGCGATGGCAACCACTGGCACCACCAACGCTATAATTATCAATATCGCTGTCTTCATATATATTACGCCTTTTTATTCTTAATAGGTTTACTTTTCTGTCATTTCGAGCATGTCGAGAAATCCATTCATTTCCTCCACAAGTTGATCTGCCCACCTACGCCTACATATATGTCTGGCTTCCGGTTGAACACGCCATACCCACCACCTACTTGCACACCAAACGTGATCAGCGGCGATGGCTTCACCACGGTCTTCGTCACTGTCTCGGTGATCGTCGGCAGTCTGAGGTCGATGCTGTCAAGGTTCGGCTCATAGCCTGAGACCCATGCTGTGTACAGACTGTCGTCGTAGCGTTTCTGATAGATCTGCACGGGTACATCTATCGAGTCATGCAGCGTGATGGTATCGCTGGGACCAGGCACGGGGATGCGCAGATACACTGTGCGCCCCGTGTTGATGGTCTCAGCAGGCAAAGGTTCACGGATAATCGAATCTTTCCACACCGTGTCACGCTTGATGACAATACTCGGCTCTGGCTCAGTGGTCCAGAACCACACATTGATGGCCACGCTCGCAATCAGCAACGCCACCACAATCCAAAATCCTTTCTTCATATAAACTTGATCTTTTTAGTTTTGAATTTCTCAGCCGATGCAACAAACATCTGCTTCCACACCACTTCATCCATTACACCATGCTCACGGGCGATATGTGTCACAGTCCGCTCGATGTGTTTCCTGATTTCCGTTAAATTCTCTGCCATAGTCTTTATTATTCCTTGTTTGTCACACGCCCTGCTTCTAAAACAGGCAAACCAGCCTCGGTGGGGATGTAGATAATTCGATTATTGGTGTTAGCATTCTGCTGACGTACCCAGAGATATTGAATGTAGGTCGGTGTCAGACTTCCATTCTCAATCTTGATGGCCTGTGCTGCACCTTTGGCTCGTTCGATTTCAGCTTGGGCGTTCAGTTTCTCCGCTTCCAAATTGGCTTCCGCTTCGGCAATTTTGATCTTACGGTTCTGCTCAGCCTTGGCGAGTTCAGCCCTTCCTGACATCTCCTGTTGCCACACACGGTACTTTGGCATTCCGAACATACAGCCACCGATACCGCCACACAAAATAAACAGGGCGGTCGCAACGATGATCACCCAACTCTTCACATTTAATTCGTACATAGTTCTTTTGATTTTAATTGTTAATAATATTATTTTTAGTGCTCCACTTTTCCATGAGCTTTGCGAGTTTCTTATCGAGTTTCTTGATGTCCGCTTGCGGTACTGGCCATATCTTGAAGTGATAGGCAACGCAACTCTCGATGTTCGCTCCACGGCTGTCGCGCCAACCTGGTAGTTTGTAGATTTGGTCGCAGCGCATCAGCAACCAAAGATCATACAGCAGTGTCAGCCGATAGCCGACAATCCGATACAACCACGGCCACCGGCACGCCCACACTCGGATGGGGTTCACGATCTTCGTATATCCCTGCGCTCTCAGCGACTGCTCCGCCCGCTTGAATAGTTCCAAATACTGCTCACGCTCCAGTCCGCTCATCGGCCCTGAGATATATACACGGGCGTTTCTCCCGTACCTCGCTATATGTTCGTCGCAAGCCTTCTCTAACTCCCGCCGAGCCTCGTTCAATGATTCTTTGCTCATAATTCCTTTTTCTTAAATTCCGCATTATTAGTCCACACGTCGATGCTGTCGCCATGTGGGTAATAAGTTATATAGTCGGACTTTAATATGTTCTGATTCAGAATCCTTGCAATCTGCTTTTTGACGTAGGTATCGCCAACGCCAATACAATTCAAATACCCGCTGTCAGGGTCTTGCCTTTCCTCAATTTTCTCCTTGCTCATAGTTCCTAACTCTCTGTATTGCATTTCGATTTACACGATGGGCAGCGCACGATGTGGCGGTGTCTGATTTCAACTGGGTCGTGTCGCCCGCCATGACTTCGCCAATGTACTTCGGGCACATTGTAAATCTGCTCGTATTGCATTTCAATCTCACCAGGCTGATAGGTGAAGACACAGCCACATGTCGGGCACGTCATCTCCTTTGATAAATCTTTCCCTTGCTTTATAATCATCATAGTTCCTATTTTTGTATTATTGCGATAACCATTCCAATGATTATGATGTAAATAGCAATCATCGCCAGGCATTTATTCCATTTGTTATCTTCGTCCTGAAAGATCAATCCACCAATAATCCCGACTATTGGTGTAATGAGTAGAAGCAAGAATAGTGGTGCAAACAACCATTCTTCCAACTTCATCTTCTTGCACTCTTCTTTGTCGAATTTTGACAACAGATTGTATAGCGGTACAATCTGCATACATGTATAGGTTATCGAAAAGCCTATAATCATTATAATAACTCCAATGTTCATAGTTCCTTTATAATGTGATATTGATTTATCCGTATGCTATTGGATAGTCCTTGTTTGAACACTATCGAATGCGAGTCAGCACGTCCGACATGATCTCTGCCGATATGGTGGTGCGGATGCTGTCGGCAGGCTCGATGAGTATGGGGTGCTTCAACTTGGCTATCTGCTCACGATTGAGCACTATTTCGCCCGTCGGCATTTGTGCCACGCCTACCTTCGGAGGTGGTGGCACCACGATACCGCCCGACGGGAACGTGACAGGGTGAATCTTTTCGACCGCCTGACGTATCAAGTTCATACCGAGGGCAGCAGCGCAAGCCGTGTCAGCCACCTGTTGCAGCGTCTTGGCGATGTGTAGCCGTCCCTTGCGCTGCCATTTCGTGCGAGGGTTGCCGTTCAATGTCCGACAGCCTTTCTTCAGTTTTCGGGGTAGTCTCATACCTTTATCAGCTTTCCTTGTTTAACCATGTTCTTGTGATACTCGCCGTTCATCACCCACCAACGCTTCTGCTCGTCCAGAATCAGCCAGTCGCCCGTGTCGGCGGTGGTGTGGTTGTCGGCAAATTCGAGATGAATGCCCTCGCTGCTGTCGAAGCGGACACCCTTCAGAAGTCCTTGCGATAGCATTTCGTTGAATCGCTTCCAATGCTTGAACGTCACTTGCACCTCGTCGAGTATTCGCAGTTCGGTCAGCTCTTCCGCCCTGCTCACAATCTGCATCACGATGCGGTAATTGTCGTTCACTTTCACCTCTTTCAGTTCGATGTCAACCTCCCGCCCGTTGATGTAGAGCGGAATGTCGCCCGATGTAAAACGCCGTGAAATGGTGGTCGCCTTCTTAATCAGTTCGTTTAATGTCATAGTTCCTATAATTATTATTAAAATCGTCGGGGCGACTGGTAGCTGTCTGCCTTACCCGCACCGTCATGCGGAGGTTCAAGCCATCTCCCTGCCGTCCCGACTTGCCGCCACGTTAGCGGCCATTCTTTTAATTCCTTCACTGCTCCACCCGTCCTTCATCCAAGTCAAACAGATACACGGCATCCATCAAAGCATGTATCGGGTCAATCTTGTGGCTGGGTGCGGGGCCGCCCTTGGTGATGCGGCGCAGGTTGGTGGAGTCGTTGACCTCCACGGCGCAGTTGCCGAAGCACCAGGGCCACAGGGGGCTCTCGCTAAATGAGATAAACGGGTCGTTGCGCTTGATCATCTCTTCGATTTCCAATATTCGCGGGTTCTGCACCATCATCGTTTGCGGCACGGGCACGACCATCTTCTGAATGGTCTTAGCGATTTCTGCCGCCGACACGTCCTGACGCTTCTGGAAGAGCGTCTGAAGCCACGCTTTGAGTTGGTTAATCGGCTGGATGCTCTGTGCGGGGTCGTAGCCGAAGGACACGATGTTGATGCCCTGCTCCACGATGGCCGCGAGTTCGTTGATGGCGTGCATCGAGTCGAAAACCTCACCGGGGGCGACGCGCAGCCAGCCTTGCTCAATCCACTGCTCATACAGCGGCAGGTTGGGGCTGTCCTTCATCACGTCCTCCAGCACCCACGCGATGGTGTCGGCAAAGAAGATGTCGCTCGAAGTCTGCGCCTTGTAGTTCACCGCCATAAAAGTCATAGCGAAGAGGTCGTCGCCGTGCGAGAAGTCGAGTCCGCAGTACACCTTCTGCCAGCCCTCCACCATCTTGCAATCGGTTATTCTTTTCGCCACTTGTAGCGGCCTAATTCTTTCGCCCTTCATCCACGTCGTAATCCTGCCCTGCTGCCACATATTAAAGTCCTTCGTCAGCACCTCCTGCTTGGTGTCTTCGGTGCCGGTGGCGGCTTGGTGCAGTCGCTCTCTATAATACGTCGGTTGCACCGTCGTACCTATCGAGCGGTTCACCTTCTTGAACAGTTCGGGGTCGTCGAGCTTCGTCAGGTCGTCAGTTATCTCCCACTTGTCAAGCTGAAGCAGAAAAGCACACCAATAATCCTCTGGCGTGCGGTGGGGTTCTCCCAGCGGGTAGTCCATCTCGCGCAGCAACGATGCTTCCACTTGCTCTAACTGGGTCTTGTAAGGGCCGTCTTTGACACGTCCTGCCGTGGTAGTGTGCAGTAACAGTTTCTCACGACGCGGACCTGTTGAACCGAAGCAGGTGTCAACGGCTGCTTGCATATCAGAATGTCCATTTACATAAGATGCCTGTCCGTGCTCGTCGGCATGTACCACCGAGGCGTAGAGTCCGTCCTTCGAGGTCTTGCCGGCGGCCATGCACTTGATTTCGCCCTTCATCGGGTGACCTGGTTGCCAGTTCAGTCCGTTGCGGGTCATGCGGAAGTACTTGCCGCCCATGCGGTTCGAGCACGTCGGGTCCACTTGCATGGCAAACTCGCGGATGGCTTTGTAGGCTATCTGGCTCTGTTCGCTCGAGTTGGTGCAGATGAGAGCCTGCCCGTTCACGTCGCCCAGGAATCCCACCTCGGTGAAGTCCACCGCGCCGCCCAGCTCCGTCTTGCCGCTCTTTCGGGTGAGGAACCAGTGCGCCTCCTGAGTGAGCCGACGGGTGTCCCACACCATGCCGTCGCGTACCCATTCCGTAGGCAGCAGCATGTCGCCATCGTGGTATTCGCGCTCCATGCTCACGTCCACCTTGAAGGCGTAAATCTCGAAAATCAACCACGCCTGGAAGGGCATGAGCCGGACGTGCTGCGAGCCGCGAGGGGTGGAGAACTTCAGCCCGCCCTTCACGTGTCGCCCGTTCGCCCACTGTCCCTCGATGGCCCGCAGCGACCGCTTCACCCGTTCGGGGTCGAGGTCGTAAGAGTCGAGCAGACGCATTTCCTTGCGGATGCCCAGCAGCTCCATAAGGTTGGCGTGGCTGGCATTGCCGGAGATAGCGTCGTCGATATACGTCAGCAGTCGCGTGTCGATGCTGTTCAGTCGGTTCACGTAGTTGGGCAGTGCCTCGGTGATGTCCCGCAGGCACTGCGCCTTGGTTTGTTTAAGTTCGTCGAAGTCGGTCATATTATTCAAAGTATTCTTTACACTTGAAGCCCTTGCGAGGCTCGAAGTCGAGGAAGTCCATAGCCTTGAAGAGCCATGCACGGTTTGCCCATCGTGCGATGTCCTTCTCATACTGCGACGGCTTGCGCTGATTCTCGTAGTCGCGGAAGGCTTGCACGAATGGGTAGATGCCCAGACGTTTCAGCGTCCGCAGTCGGAACAGGTCTTGCTCACGGGTTGAGTTGAAACCGACCAACACGTAGCACACAATCTTGTATGCCTTGATGTACTTGGTCATTGCCTCCAGCCGCTCGGTGAGGTCTATCTGCGGCAAGTCCCATGCGATGTGTACGCCGTTCTTCAGCCGCAGGGAGTTGAGCGCGTAGGCTTGCTCTTCGTCCATGATGCGGACATCTACGCCGTGGAACTTCACGGGCTGGTTGCACTTGCGAAGATGATCTACTGCCTCGCGCCATTCGGGGTTGGCGAAGAAATTGTTGTCGAGCACCTCAATCCATTGCCCGTTGGGGTTCAGCTCCATCGGCTCCACGGCGTGAATCTTGCCCTCCTTGTCGTGAACCAGGCAGAAAGGGCAGTGGCGGATGCAACCGCGTGAGTAGAACTGCACCGAGAACTCATGCTGCGGGTACAGGTCGTAAGCCAGTCCCGTGTGGCGGTCTATCTCGTCGGGCAGTCTCGACTTGATGTCGTAGCCCGTACCGCCCCGTCTGATGTCCGGGCATTGGTATGCCGTCCGATCGTCTGGCGTGAACGTGAACACCTTCGACATGTAGATGCGGTCGTAAGGCTCGAAGGGGAATGCCCACTCAGCCGTGTCGCCCTGCTGTCTGTGCCACGATGCAATCTTCATCAGCGCAATGTTCGGGAAGTTGTGCCCGTCAACGTCAACAAGTCCGATTTTCATTCGCGTCCTTTATCAGATATTGTTCGCCTTTGTGTACTGTAAACGTTACGGGAAACTCGTCGCCGCTATTTGGGTCTGTGTCGATGTGAAGCGTACAACCCTCGGCTATCTCTGTCCGTCCGTCCTCAGTTTCAAATTCGATGTCGAGTTTTCCATCCTTACGGAATCGTACTCGTTTCGGTTTGCCTTCCATCCGTTCAATTCGTTAAATTCGTGGTCATAACCAATAAATCAATGATGTAAGAACGGCCAGTATGATTGCACTATACAAGCCTTTCTTGTAGTTATACACTTGCTCCTTTCGGGGCTGTCCATTCAATTTGTAGTTCATTACTACGATGCCAGCGCAAAGCGCAAGCATGATGATGTAAGCTGCTGTTTTCATTGTTCCTTATAATGTTGAAAAATCAAAATCAAGATATTCCTCAAGATAATCATCAAGCATAAGATGTGTTTCTACAACATCTTCATGATAGCGTTTTTGGCTCACATCCTTGAATAAAGTTGCCACAGCCGTATTTCCTCCATCCCCTTGATGAGTAAGGAACAAAGTGAAACCATTTAATTTTAACATGGCATGGTTTCCGTTGACATGGAATCCTTGCTTTTTGAGTCGTTCGATGGAGAATCCTTCCCAGCCACAATCAGGTATATGTTTGTCACATTCACGAAGACCAAGTAACGTAAAGTGATAATTCTTGTGGCAGTCTTTACATAATGTAATCAGATATTTGTCGGGGACATCCCAGGGAGTGGGCGCATCATAATTGAAATGATGCACTTGGAGTTGTTTGTCGGTTGAACCGCAAAACTGGCATGTGTGCCCGTCTCTTTCAAGGATTCTCTCTCGCTTTTCCTTCCATTCGGGTCTTTCCAATAATTCTTGATACTTGTTCATAGTTCCTTTTATTTGTTGTAGTACATATTGATTTTGATGTGATAAAACGGCTTGCCGAATATGACAAACCGCTTACTCCAGTCGATACTGCTCACGATGTTGTGAGCCTCTATCATATAGCCGTGCTCTATCTTGAAGTAGAGCCAGTTGCGCCCAATGCAGTCACAAAGCCGTTGCAAACGCTCACGTCCGATGTGCATCCTTCGCATCAATTCCTTGTATGAAATACCCGTGAATGCCTTGTGCTTGTCTTCACGCTGATATGCGATGCACGTCTTGAAGAACTCTAAGCATAACGGCTCCTTGATGCGTTCGTATTCGATAAAGTGGTATTCCATAAATTCTCAAATTCTTAATAAAAAGAAAGAGAGCCGACACCCGTCAGCCCTCTTACATCTTCCATCTTACATCCCTTCGTTTATCCTTCCAGCTCCCCGCCAGTCGCACCACCGTTGCCACCCGTCTGCGAGTTGTCGTCGTCGGGAGTCTCCACGCCTTCCTTCTCGTCCTTCTCCGTAGCCCATGAGAGCGTTGCGCCCTTGATGGCTGCCATGATGTCGTCCGAGCCTTTGTAGTTCACGCGTGGGGTCATGTCGGCGAGGGCAAGGTCTTTCGGGTCTTCCTCCCACTTGCCGCTGACGGCAGGGTAGAGGGTTCCGAGGGGTCCCAGGTCAACGATGAAGCCCTGTTTCAACTTGGCGCACACGCATTCCAGCAGCAGCTCAGCCGCCAGCGATGCCTCCTTGGGGTGCAGCGTGGTGTTCTTTGCGCTTTCATGCGGTCTATCTTATCCGTGAGTTTAGCGTTTGCCGCTTCAAGTAT